GGAACGAATACTGGAGTAACTACAATGAAGCAACTTACTAAAGATTGGCAACCAAGCCAAGCAATCATGGATAGATACAAGGAGGTAAACCATGACAGAGAACTCAAACATTTCAGACATTTCTACATACACAACCAGTATCGAAAAGAAAACTGGGATAACGAATATAGCAAATGGTGTGACAAACAACTCAGTCGCAGAGCTAATAATAAAAAGATACTCCGACAAACCAAACCATCACACCAAACTGATTCGTTCTTCCATAGAATCATTACTGAACTGTCAGATAAATGAAAGAGTAAACAATCAGTATATGTTTTTTAGATGGGATATGCCTTGCATATCTGATGTAGCTGATGGCTATGTCAAGAGTGAAGAGTCTATTACTCAGCTAATGAAACATGGAATGACTGTCGCTGATCCAAAAGATATTGAGAAATGGATTGTCGAAGTTATGGTATGCACTACAAAACAATCAGCGCTTACAGAAAAAGACATGGCACTCAAAGCTCGTGTGTATGCAGGTAAGTTGTCACATATACCTGCCGACATACTTAGATATTCTTGTGAACAAATATGTTTGAAGAGTAAGTTCTTTCCATCACTGGCAGAGATCTATGAGTTTGTTCAGCCATTGCTTTACTATCGTAAGTCACTGGTTGAATCTGTATCACAACAACTAATATCAGCGAAAGGATATTGATATGACCCTAGCAAAATGGCAAATAAGAGAAATGGAAACATTAGAAGGAAGAGATCTTATGTACTTTCTTCTTGATTGTTGGAATAATAATGTAATAGAAGGCGATGCTCTTACACAATTTTTAACTGAAAATATCAATGATGAATTAGTCGAGGATTTTATAAAGGAGGAAGCTGATGCCGAGTGATGAAGAGTGGAGAATGCAATGTGCATTAAATACAGTATCAATGATGACTGTAGATGAGTTTCAAACTCAATTAGAGAAACATAAAATAGAATCTAATACTATGGATAATTATGTTTTTGATTTAGCCAAAGCAATAAAGGAGAGTGCAGATGGAAGAAAGATTTGAAGATGTACCAATAGAATTATCTGATCGTGACAGATACGGATATGTAAAACTAAATAGTTACTATGATTTTTTTCAGACTCAATTATTTGTGCCTGATAAAAATGACAACCTGCAACCTGCAGGTATGTCATCAAACCACAAAGATTATATCTAAATACTTGATATAATTACATAATTAGTGTATGCTGATAGCAACAATGGAGGTACTAATGGCAGTAGAACTAAGACTATCTGCTCATGCAGAAGACTATATCAGAGGCTCTGATATGGTATCAATCATGACAGGTAAATGGAATGAACTTTACAAAATCAAGACAGGTAAGATTGGTCGTGTAGATTTATCACACGAGTTTCATGTCTTGCTTGGTGTTGAAACAGAAAACTTTAATCTTATGTGGTCACAACGAGCATTTGATTATGAGTGGTCAGCACAAAAAAGATTTGAAATGTCGTATGGTAGCATACCATTTCAAGGTACAGTTGATGGCTACGACAAAGACAAGCATATGATTATCGAATGCAAACATACTCATGGCATGAATACTATGGAGAATATGATTAACTTCTATATGCCACAAGTGCAGTTTTATCTTTACATATCCAAAGCAAAACAATGTTTGTTATCTGTAATACTTGGTAACAAATATGATGCAGTTATCATTGATAGTAGCAAACAATATCAAGATGATATGCTTGATAAGATCAAAGCCTTTTGGGATTATGTCGTACACAAACAAGAACCTGAAGATGTGTATCTTAGAACAAGTCAAACAATCAAAGATGCTATACCTATCAATGGCAAGACAAAGCGAGATGTATCAAAGAGCAACAGTTTTACTGAAGCTACTAATGCTTACATGATGTTTGAAGAAACAGCTAAAAAGTTTGAGAGTGCAAAGAAGCTGCTCAAAGAAGAGATCAAGCCTGATGAAGCAGAGATTTATAATGATGTCTTGTCAGTCAAGCGAGATAAGCGAGGGTCAGTTCGTATCACAAAGAAAAAGGGTGAGTAGACCCAACTCACCCTATAACCTATCTGTATAATGGAGGTTACACATGACAGATAATAAAAGTAATATCAAAAAACAACAACCTAGTAAAGTAGATAGCATTGATAGTTATAATGCAAACTTAGTCCAAGCAGGAAAAAAGAAAGTACATAACTTAGCTAGTGCTATGCTTGAGTTCCAAAAACTATCGGTGACTGCCAAAAAAGATGGCAAGAACCCACACTTCAGAAGTAACTATTCTAAACTTGAGTCTGTTATTGAAGCAGTCAATCAAGGTAATCAGTTTGGTTTGTTCTTTACTCAAGAGATTGAAGTCAAGAACTATCAAAAAGATATTGTAGTAGTTACTACTGTACGTCACATAGATGATGACAATACATATGTATCTAA